GAGGCCGCTGATCGCGTCTACGGTTGATGCCATAGTGGGATTGGAATGAATGCGGGCCTGTACTGCTATAGCGGCCAGACTCAGGCAGCGAATGCCGGTATTAACGCTTTGCATCAGGCTGCGGCGACAGGAAGTGCTCAACGCATCCTGATTCACTGCGCCGGCTGCCAGCTGCCCCACTTCTGCCGTTGCCTTCAAAACGTAGGCTGACAATTTTTCCTCGGCGTGTTCGTTCATTGGTACGCAAGGCAAACAATGTAGCTGTGCCAGCGCACCATCCATTAAGGTTGCATCTTCGGTCAGGTCAGTGAGCAAAAGCATTTCCGCAACGGTCAACTGGTGCGGCTGCTCAGGGTTCAGCTTGTTGCGCAGGGTCTGCACGTTCATGCCTGCAGCCTGTGCCAGCTCTTTCATATTGTGAGACAGGGCGAATCTACGGCAGGCCTCGTCAAAGTGGTTATGTGTGGACACACGAAAATCAAACATGATTAATTTCTCTCAATATCCCAATATGGATACATCAGCCCTGCATTGTGATTTCGCAGCCCGAAGCGGCTTCGATAGTGAGAGCAACCATGTTGATTTCGATAAGCCCGTTTAAGCCTTCCTTCTTCCTGATAGGCAAACGGTTCTCGCGGTACATTTGGCGAACGGTGCCTTCCTTGTAACCAGTGCGACGGCAGAACTCTTCGACAGTAATGTACGGTTCTGAAATCACGAGATTGATTGAAGGGCGCATTGAAAGTTTACGGGTCATGATGCACTATCCTCTGTTGAGTTCTAGCCAACTCTATTTATCTCTATTAAACATACCTCGTTACGACGAGTGAATATTAGGATCTCAAATTGGAAAGGTCAACGAAAGATTTTACGAGTCGTAAAGCACCAATTCTGCCTGAGGGAGGTAAAGAACCTGTCGAACGCATAGTTAAAGCGTATGGGCTTGCATCAAGACAAGCGCTATGCCGTCACCTCAACGTATCTCAGAGCACGATGGCTAACCGTATAATGCGCGGGAACTTTCCTGCTGATTGGGTGCTAATTTGCTCAATGGAAACGGGTGCCTCTTTGGAATGGCTAACTTATGGCACAGGCAATCCATACATCACAGACCACGATAATGTATCTACAAAAATCGAACTAAAAAAAATCACAAATGGGATTTTTTCATCATCTGATTGGGTTGAATATGATTCTCAGCTCTTACCAAGTGATGTTAAAGCCCCTTTATTAGTAAATTTCGAGAAGCAGAATTACTTAGTTGATATGACCGCCGCAGAGATCACCGACGGGCTGTGGCTCATCGAGATTGATAAGCTCATTAGCGTTAAAGAGTTGTATCGTTTTCCCGGCGGCCGTATTCGCGTTGAGAATGGAAAAGCCTCATTCGAATGCAAAGCAGAGGACATCAAGGTCTTAGGCAAAGTCGTTGCCCGCACTGAGTACTTTTAAAGGCACAGCATGGCGATTAACAAATTATCCAATGGGAAGTGGCAGGTACAAGTTTTCCCAAATGGCCGAGACGGCAAAAGGATTCGCCGCCAGTTTGCAACGAAAGGCGAAGCACAATCCTACGAGAAGTTCGTAAAAGAACAGGCTCAAGATAAGCCTTGGCTGGGAGAAAAAGCAGATAAGCGGCGGGTAATTGAGCTGGTTGAATTGTGGTTCAACACGCACGGCATCACGTTGGCTGACGGCGAGAAGCGACGAACTACGATGGCGTTCGCATGCGAGGCGATGGGGAATCCACTCGCAACCGAGTTTAACGCGAAAATTTTTGCGTACTATCGTGAGCAGCGATTGAGCGGCAAAATTACACGCTCCAATCGCGTGAAGACGGTTACGCCACGTACAGTAAATTTAGAACTGGCATATTTCAGGGCTATGTTTAATGAACTACACCGGTTAGATGAATGGGCCGCACCCAATCCGTTAAAGAACGTGCGAGAGTTTAAAATCAGTGAATCGGAGATGGCGTATCTCACCATTGAGGAAATTAAGACCCTCCTCGCCGAATGTGAGAACAGCCGATCTAAAGATCTGACGACCATTGTGAAAATCTGTCTGGCAACAGGTGCACGATGGAGTGAAGCCGAAGGCTTGAAGGGCAACCAAATCCGCGCCGGTCAGATCATCTACGTGAAAACTAAAGGCAAGAAAAACCGAGCGGTGCCGATAACTGAAAAATTACAGGCTGATCTGCCATCGTGCAGAAAAGCACAGTTGCTCTTTAAACCTTGTTACTCAGCCTTTAGAAAGGCCATGCAACGCGCTGGCATTGAGACACCTTCTGGACAGCTGACGCACGTTTTACGTCACACCTTTGCTTCTCACTTCATGATGAATGGCGGCAATATCCTTGTGCTTCAGCGAATATTGGGACATACAGATATTAAGGTGACTATGCGGTACGCACATTTTGCACCGGATCATTTGTCGGAAGCAATGCTGCTTAACCCATTAAACTTCATGGAGCTATAATTATTATGAAATGTGAGCTTACTCATAATAATCAACCCCCAAAACACATTAAATCTATTTTTCAATTAAACTCACCATATAGATTACGAACTAAATAACAAACCCCTTTAAGCACTAAAAATTCAATAAGATAATAAATAATTCTCGTCATAGAAAATCGAAGTTTAGCTGATAGTGAAACCTTGATTCATCGGAATAAATGGTCACCAAAATCATTAAGGACAAAAATGTTAAACTCTAAAGACATTATTAATTCCTCAAAAGATTATTTTATTTTAGTAGGAAAAAATGGAAGCGGAAAAAGTAGACTACTACACAATTTAGCTGAAGAATTTCACGATTCAGGCCACACCACAATTGCAGTTTCAAATACTCTTTTTGATAAATTTCGAGCTCATCAAAAAAGCCTAAACTACAACTATATTGGTAGTAAACTTGGTAGGAACTTCCCTGCTCAAGCGATCAAAAAAACTCTTTCTACTAAAAGTAAACATAAAGTTAATAGCATATTTTCAGTTTTAGATCATATAGGATATGAACAGACAATTGGAATTTCAGTGAAATTCAAGAAAAAATTCAAAGATGCAATAAGATATAATAAAAACTCAGCAGGCAATTACTATCCAATTTTCTTTGATAGCAGCGATGAAGAAATACCTGATGAACTTAAAATGGCCATAGACAAAGCTATTCATCAGATAAACCACGGTTACAGCGCTTTAGTTTGGCTAAATAATCAAAGCAATGTATTTTATGAAGGTAATTTCGACGCCTATTTGCTTTTACTAAGGTTTGAAAAAACCTTGAAAAAGGCAAAAATAATATCAGGAATAGAAGTTTTTTTGAGAAAAGGAGGAACGTCATTTCCACTAAGTTTTGCAAGTTCAGGAGAACTATCTTTTATAGCATTACTTGTACATATTGCTTTTTGCGCAAATGACCGCTCATTTATTTTTATCGATGAACCTGAGAATAGTCTTCACCCTCAATGGCAAAGGGAGTATTTCGACCTTCTGAAGGGAGCTATTGGGTACAATCGATGTAAAGTTGTTGTAGCCACACATTCACCTCTTATTATATCTTCTGTTTCAGAAAAGAATGATGTGGAAATCTTCAAGAGGGAAAATGACTTTTTTTCCAGAGTTGTATCTTTTAGTGATAATGCTGAAGAGTTATATATTGATTATTTTGACACGCTGACACCTAAGAACAGAGCCTTATCAAATCGATGTGTAGATATTATTGATAGATTTACAAGTGGTGAAATATCATTAAAAACAGCAAGAGAACGCCTTGCGGAATTTCAAGAAATGGCAAGTGATGTAGCTCAAAAAAAATTCCTTAATGGTGTTGGCGATTTAATTAAAAAGGTTGCCATTAAGAAAGGGATTGAATAATGAATAACATTTCATTTTTAGCAGAGGAAAGGGTCTTAATGGCAAACGCTATCGAGCAAGGCCATACATTCTGGAGTGATGACTCTCTTAATGATCTTAAAAGAAAAATAAAAAATCACCTTAGGCAAAATCAGCAGGAATGTTGTTGTTATTGCTCTCGTAACATTGACGATGAATTTAACATGGTACTTGACATAGAGCATATTATTCCAAAATCTAAAATTAAGTCACAAATGTTTGAGATGATGAATTTGGCAGTATCTTGCAAAAGATGCAACATGAGGATTAAAGGTGAGGATGTTTCTTTTATTGAGGGGGATTTTGAAGATTTCAAAGCATCTGAAAATTACTATCAAACCGAATATTATAAGTTTATTCACCCCAACATTGATAATTGGAATGAAAACTTAATATATGTAGTGTCTCAAGTTAATAGAAGAAAGATTGTTTATTATCAAGTAATTCCCGGAAGTGCAAAAGGGGAATTTACTAAAAAATATTTTGAGCTCGAAAAAATTCAAGCAAATACATTTGATGAGGCTCAGGAAGCTACAGGTAGAAAAGAACCCTTTGACCCGACAATTGCTGAGCAGTTTTCAAATCTCGTTAATTTAATGTTAGGTTAAAGTAAATTAAAGCTAAGCAAATTTAACAACCATTTGGCAGCAAAGTGGCAGCAGAGCGCAACGCTATGTGCCACTTTTCATCACTATTCGGCCTAAAGAAAACATAAAAATCAGTAAGTTACTGATTTGTCTCATTTCGAATTGGGACTCATAATCGCTTGGTCGCTGGTTCAAACCCAGCAGGGGCCACCAGATTTAGTGATTAAAATCATGCAGTTAAGCCACCTCGCAAGGGTGGCTTTTTTGTTTGTGCTTTTTGAGTGGCGATAAAATGGCGTTTTATTTTAATGGCGTCAGTATACGGTCATAGAAAAACCGCTTAATTTGATAACATTGTGCAGTGCATTGTTTCCGTTAAATTTAATCTTCAAAAGACCTGTTTGTATCAACCAGAT